TAATGCGGAAAAATAATGTATATTCGCACATAGTTGACTTAACGCATGGCAACAGGAAAAAGACTGACAGGATTATCTGGAGTCTCCAAGGAAGGTTTGAGCATGGGCGCATTGTGCTGAATTCTGAGGAAGATTGGGATGAATTCAAAGATCAATTGTTGATGTTCCCTGCCCAAGGTGTTCACGATGATCTTCCAGATGCTCTTTCCTACATTGACCAACTGGCTGTGACCTCATACTTTGTTGATGACCAAGAAGATGAGTGGGAGCCGCTTGACATAATAAGTGGCATATAAAGGGATATAAATGGCAACAATGGGTAATGCAGGGCAAGGGATAGTTAAGGGATTGTTTCCTGATTTCCTTGGCTCGTCTGAATCAAACCCACTTGCTCCCTTTGGTTTGAGGCATTCAAACTCTGTATATGACCAACCTGAAATAAAACGTCGTGGTTACATGGGCATTATTCCTACATCAGTGGGTGAGCCAATGACAGAGTTGTCATCTTCCTTCGAGATGAATGGTCAAACAATACAGCATCCTTTGATTGTTCCAACATTGTCAGCCCAAGAGATTGAATTGTTGCGTATGGGTGGTAGGCCAACACCTGAGATTTACCAAAAAGCACAACAGTTTGCTTTAGGTCGTATTCAGCAAGGCCTTAGCCCATTTGCAACACCTCAAGATTTGCAGATGCCAGTTCCTGAAACAACACCCACATACTCTGATCCCTTTGCAAATACAATCGGTTCATCTATAAGGTAATACTATGGCAACAGACAAAGAAGTCAAGCTAGAACAAAACGAGTTTTATGAGCCTACTGAGGCTGATAAAGAACTGACCGACTTTGTCACTGACCATTGCACCAAGTGGCGTGACTACAGAGATACCAACTTTCTTCCTGATTGGCTTGAGTATGAGCGCATCTTCCGTGGTCAATGGGCTTCTGAAGACAAGACCCGTGAGTCTGAGCGTAGCCGTATCGTTACCCCTGCTACCCAACAAGCTGTAGAGACTCGCCATGCTGAGATCATGGAAGCTATCTTTGGTCAAGGCGACTTCTTTGACATTGAAGACAACATCCAAGATATAGGTGGAAACCCTATAGATGTTGAGCAGATCAAAAATCAGTTGATGGAAGACTTCAAGAAAGACAAGATTCGCAAGAGTATTGACCAGATTGAGTTGATGGCTGAGATTTACGGCACTGGCATTGGCGAGATCATTGTCAAGACTGAGAAAGAGTATGTCCCATCTACTCAGCCTATCCCGAATCAGATGGGTCAAGCTGCTATTGGTGTAATGGAAAAGGACAGGATTGGCGTGAAGATCATGCCGATCAACCCAAAGAACTTCTTGTTTGACCCTAATGGAACATCTATTGATGACTGTATGGGCGTGGCTATTGAGAAGTATGTCTCTATCCACAAGGTTGTTCAAGGCATCGAAAAGGGTATTTACCGCAAGGTAGACATTACTCCAACCTATGAAGATACTGATCTTGAGCCTACTCAAGAGGTAAGCCAGTACCAAGATGAGAAAGTACTGTTGTTGACATACTACGGGCTTGTACCCCGTGAGTATTTGAACAACATTACAGAGAACAAAGAGATTATTGAGCTGTTTCCTGAGAATTCAGCGGCAGAAGACTATACAGACATGGTGGAAGCCATTGTCGTAATTGCCAACGATGGAATGCTTCTCAAGGCTGAAGAAAACCCCTACATGATGAAAGACAGACCTGTGTTGTCGTACCAAGACGATACAGTGCCTAATCGCTTGTTGGGGCGAGGTACAGTGGAAAAAGCCTTCAATATGCAGAAAGCTATTGATGCTCAGACTAGGGCTCACTTGGATTCACTCGCTTTGACCACTGCCCCTATGGTTGCTATGGATGCAACCCGCTTGCCCCGTGGTATGAAGTTTGAGATAAAGGCTGGTAAAGCCATTCTCACCAATGGCAACCCAAATGAAATCCTCTATCCATTCAAGTTTGGTCAGAGTGACCCCAACAACCTAGCAACTGCCAAAGACTTTGAGCGTATGTTGTTACAAGCTACTGGTACTCTTGATTCTAACGGCATGGTTTCTCAATCTAGTCGTGATGGTGGCGGGATGTCGATGGCGGTTGCATCCATCATCAAAAAGTACAAACGTACTTTGGTCAACTTCCAAGAAGATTTCCTTGTGCCGTTCATCAAAAAGGCGGCTTTTCGGTTCATGCAGTTTGATCCAGAGCGTTATCCCTCTGTTGACATGAACTTCATACCCACTGCAACGCTTGGAATCATTGCTAGAGAGTACGAACAACAGCAATTCATTGGTTTGTTGCAGACTCTTGGCCCAAATACCCCTGTTTTGCCAGTTATTCTCAAGGGAATCATTGCTAATTCAAGTTTGAGCAACAGATACGAGATGATGGCGGCTTTGGATGAGATGAGCAAGCCTGATCCTCAAGCACAACAGATGCAACAGATGCAAGCAGAATTGGCTATGCAAGCAGCACAAGCCAATATTGCTGTGCAAACTAGCCAAGCAGAGCAAAACAAGGCTGAAGCTATCAAATTGTCTGTCGAGGCGCAGTTAATGCCTCAAGAAGTACAGGCAAAGAATATGTCAGCAATGACCAAGAATCTTCCTAATGAAGATAATCAAGCATCTAGGGAGTTTGACAAGCGTGTCAAGATTGCTGAGTTGATGCTGAAAGAAGCAGACATCAAGAACAAGTCTAAAATTGTTGAGTTGCAAATGAATAATGCTAAAAACACTGTAGTAGACATGGAAAATGAGTTTTTACAAAACCTGAATCAGGAGTTGGCAAATGGCAATAGATAAAATCTTCAATGATGGAAATGTAGATGGCATTGCAGATAATATCTTTAATGCGGTAAACAACTCTGTATCCGAAGTTAAGCAAATGCAACAGCGCAAAGCCGCTGAAAATGCTCAAATGGTTGTCCAGTCACTCAAGAAGATTGACACCGACATTCGCCAAAAGTATGACAACGTAACCAGCACCCTTGAAAAGCGCATCATCACTATCAAAGATGGTCGTGACGGCATTAATGGTAAAGACGGGCGTGATGGTAAAGATGGTAAGAATGGGCGTGATGGTAAAGATGGCGCTCAAGGGCCACAAGGCCCAAAGGGTAAAGATGGAGTTGATGGTCTTGATGGTGTGTCTGTTGCCAATGCCAACATCGACTTTGATGGTTCTTTAATCATTGCTTTGTCTAATGGTCGAGAGATCAACGTAGGTGAAGTTGTTTCATCAGACTTAGCTGACAAGATTCAAGTCATCTCTACCATGTCTACCAATGGGGCGGTTGTTGTAAAGGATGAAGGAACAGTAGTTTCTAGTGGTGTTAAAAGTTTAAATTTTGTTGGTACTAATATTACAGCAACTACATCAGGAGATGATGTAACAGTAACTGTAACTGGCGGTAGCGGTAGTGGAACAGTCACAAGCGTAGCCCTTTCTGGTGGCACAACTGGACTGACTGTAACTGGTAGTCCTATAACAACATCTGGAACAATCACGTTAGGTGGAACTCTTGCTGTAGCTAATGGTGGCACTGGTACTGCTTCTCCTAGCATTGTTGCTGGAACAAATGTAACAGTAACTGGAACTTGGCCTAATCAAACCATTAATGCTACTGCTGGTGGCAGTGGCACAGTTACTAGTGTTGCGGCAACAGTTCCTGCATTCTTATCAGTTACTGGTTCACCAATTACAAGCAGTGGAACATTGGCTATTAGTTTGTCAGGTACTGCATTGCCTGTTGCTAATGGCGGTACAGGCGTAACTGCTTCTTCAGGTGCAAGCAGTGTTGTTCTGCGTGATTCAAGTCAGAATGTCACAGCTAATACGTTTCTTGCATCATTTTTATCAACAGCAGCGGCTGGAACAACAACAACATTAACAGTTTCATCTGCTTACTCTCATGTTGTTACAGGTTCTGGTGGACATACATTCCAACTTCCAAATGCAACTACATTAGCAAATGGAGCGCAATACTTCTTTGACAATAACCAAAGCAGTGGCGCTATAACAGTCAATAATGCATCAGGATCGCTTATTGTTTCTGTGCCATCAGGTGGTTATGTTCAATTGACATTGTTGTCAAATGCAACATCTGCTGGATCATGGGATAGGCATGACATTTCCCCATCTAATGTATCTTGGTCAACCAATACTTTGGATTATGCTGGATCAATTACCAGTGCTACATGGAATGGAACAGCAGTTGCAGTAAATAGAGGTGGTACTGGTGCTTCTACGGCATCCATTACATCTTTCAATAACATAACTGGATATACGGCATCTGGTGCAACTGGAACAACATCTACTAATTTAGTATTTTCTACAAGTCCTACTCTTGTTACTCCTATATTGGGTACGCCAACTAGCGTTACTTTGACTAATGCAACTGGTTTACCACTATCTACAGGTGTAACAGGTACGCTTCCTATCGCTAATGGTGGTACAGGTGCAACCACACTTGCAGGAGCTAACATTCCTGTTGTCAATGCCGCCAACACTTTCACGGCTACACAAACTTTTAGCGGTTCATCATCAACAACAGCGATTGTTCTAAATGATGCCGCCGAGGTAGCAACAGTTTCAGCAACAGCGGCTACAGGCACGATTAACTACGACATCACTACTCAGTCGGTTTTGTACTACACCAGCAACGCAAGTGCTAACTGGACAGTTAACTTTCGAGGCTCTAGTGGTACATCGCTGAATACATTGATGAGTACAGGTCAGTCAATGACTGTGGCTTTCTTGGTGACTCAAGGCTCTACTGCTTACTACAACAGTGCTGTGCAAGTTGATGGCACTACATCAGGTGTGACTACACGTTGGTTGGGTGGTGCGCCTACTTCTGGCAATGCAAGTGGCATAGACAGTTACCGCTACCTCATTATTAAAACAGGCAGTGCAACCTTTACTGTCTTGGCAAGCAACACACAATTTAAGGCGTAAACCATGCCATTACAAGCTACAAGCGGTGCGGCTAGTTACGATGCCTTTGGTGGTGGTGTGGCTGTTGTGCCTGCGTATATAGAGGATGTGTTTTCGACTTGGCTCTATACAGGTACAGGT